ATTTCCCGTAGTGGCGATTGTGACAAAATCTATTACGTTTGTTGAACTTGGCTGACCCCCGCCAAAAACTCCTCGCGTTTGAGAGGAGCAACTTGAAGTGTCACGAACTGAAGTCGTTCTATCTCCAAAATCCGTGGCATTGCCTGTTGAAGCTATCGTAATGTACGAAATAACATTAAGCTGTGTAGAACTAGCGTTTTCACCCCCTGCAAAAAGCCCTCTGGTGTTAGAGGCGCAAGCCGCTAACCCGCGTATGCTGTCGGTTAAATCTCCAAAGTCAGTCGCGTCGCCTGTAGAGGCCACTGTTACATATTGAATTACGTTTACGGGAGAACCGCCTGTGACCTGACCGCCACCAACTACGCCCCTAGTAGGAGAGCTTGTACCCGCAGTTTTATATGGCCCGTTAATAAGATCACCAAAGTCAGTCGCGTTACCCGCTGATGTTATCGTAACGTATTCAATCGTGTTGTCGTAAGAGGCTTCAATACCACCCGCAAACAAGGCGCGTTGAAATAATGGCGGACTAGGCCAACCACTAGCATTCTGAAACTGCGTCGAGAGCGACCATACACCTTGATAATTTGGCATTATGAAAGTCCTCCGTGAGCGTTGGAGCAAGAACCAGCCCACCCAACTGCTTCAAATAAGTCGCCAAAATCTGTCGCGTTACCCGTAGAAGAAATGGTTACTTGATCTATTGAATTAGTACCACCCGCCGTAGTACCCGCCATTAACCCTATAAGAGTTCCAGAAAGTCCTGCATGTTCATATCTAGCTTGAGTCATGTCGCCAAAATACGTGACGTTTCCAGTGGTTGCGATTGTGATATACCTTACCTGATCATTTGCACCAGAAGTTGAATAACCACCTGTAAAACAACCACGAGTGCTATTTGAAAACCCTGCTTTTGCCGAAGCTGCAATACCCAAGTCGCCAAAATCTGTCGTATTTCCAGCTGAAGCCATGGTTATATATTCCATTGTAACAACATAGCTACCTTCATAACCGCCGCCGAAAACTCCCCGCGTTGGAGAATTTACTCCACCCGCTAAAAAACGTCTATTGGCACTTAAAGTGCCAAAGTTTGATGCGTTTCCTGTGGTGGCTGTTGTAATGTAATCCATTACATTTGTATTGCTGCCCGTAAATCCACCACCGAAAACAACGCGAGTGCTGCTTGAAACCGCCGCCCCGTTTCTGCGAGATACGGTTAAAGTTCCAAATTGAGCCATTGTTCCGTCACTAGAAAACTCTTTATATTGAACAATGTTAGAATAAGTGGTTCCACCATAGCTGCTTGCGCCAAAGATCGCTCTTGAAGCATTAGCACCACCAGCACCGCGAACCCCCGTTGCTGCTAGATCGCCATAATCTACTGCATTACCCGCTGTGGTGACGGATATTTTCTGCACTGTATCTGTTGCAGACGGATTTTCACCACCCATAACAAGTCCAACTGGCGCAGCGGGACTAACACTCCCACTCGCATCACTAGGGCTAGACCAACCAAACGCATTGATTGCCCAGACGTTAAACGTGTAGCTTGTGCCGTTGGTTAGGCCCGTGACCGTAACAGGGGATGATGTGGGGTAGTCCGTTCCAGTGCCGCTAACAAATTGCCATATTTTATCACTGGCAGGGCCAGCTACATACATAAGCTGTCCGTCATTATTAAACATAACAACTCTGTTGTCTGTTTCATAAGAATCAATCCCAAAACTTATGCCATCATAAGTAATTGTACTTAAATCATACGCCGTGCTTAAACTATATTGAAAAACCGTATTTGGGCTAAACCCACCTACAAACAATTTTGTTCCATCAGGTTTAAACGCCATTCCTGTTGGAACTGTAGTCTGACTGGCAAAAGACGGGCTACTTGTACTAAAAGATGCTGTGGATAAGTCGTATGCGCTTGTTAAGTTATATTGAGAAATTTTATCTGAAGAATATCCAAGCATATAAAGTTTTGTGCCATCTGGATTCCATAATAACTTTTGAGGCGCAGTATCTTGACTTGATACATCAAGACTCACGGAATCATAAGATGCCGTTGAAACATCGTATGCTGTAGACAGACTGTACTGATAAACAGCATCTGTGGCGTAACCCGTGATGTACATCTTGGTGCCATCATCGTTAAAGGCTACTGATTGAGGGTTACCTTCTTGAGAACTTACATTAAAACTCTTACTAGCGTAAGACGCTGTTGAAACGTCATACGCTGTACTCAAGGTATATTCAAAAACAGAGGTAGTAGAGGAACCACCCACCATCCACATGGTAGTGCCGTCATCATTAAATACGACATCCGTCACACTTGTGTCTTCGTTGGAAAAGCTAAAACTTTTTGAGTCAGAAGTTGCGTTTTCAATATCGTAAGAGGATATGAAAGTCCCACTACCATCCGTAGATTGAACACTATATCCAGTAATAGCCGAGCCGCCAACGTCACTTGGTGAGGTAAAACTAACTGTTACCTTTGTATCTCCAGCAGTTCCGCTGACCCCAGTTGGGGCATCTGGCGCATTAAGCCCGTCTTGGCCTATGAAGCCGCCTTTACCTTTAGCCATCGGAAACTCCTAATTAGCTAATTTCCTCGTAGCTCACGATCACTTCCAAGTCGTTTGCTGTACCAGCAGTCGCTGTGATTGACCGATCTTCTTCCAAGTATATCGCAGTGTTCTTGTCCAAGACAACAAGTGATGCATCCGCAGGTACAGAAACTGTACTTACAAAAGAGTACGCTGTACCGCCGCCTGACGCGGCACTGTGCAAGTCTACAGTTACGTCACATGCGTTTGTGCCATCGACGTTTGCAACCTGAATCATGTTGATCTTGTAAACCGCGTTGCTTGAAGCTCCGTTACTAACAAGTGTTGTTTGTGAAGTTGTGGAAAGCGCAACCGTGGCAGATTTGCCTGTGATTGTGCTTACATTTACAATATTTGGTGCCGCCATTTTCTATCTCCTTAGCCGAACACGATTGCCATAGCTATGGCTTTACCAGTTGAAATTCCAGCACTGCCGAAACTTAAAGTGCCGCTACCATTTGTTACCAGTGCTTGGTCTGCACTACCATCAGATGTTGGCAGTGTAAGCGCATCTACAAAACCTTGCAAGTTTGCGTCGTACGCCAAGACATCTGTGCCAACCGCAACACCCAAGTTTGTACGAGAGGTTCCTGCATTTGCAACATCCGACAGATTGTTGGCAGCAAGAAGTGCGCCTGTGACTGGAACCGAAGCAAAGGTAGAAGTTAAATCGACAACCGCCGCCGTAGCTCCCGCGCCATCACAGTAAATAATTGCAGACTTAGTGTCTGCCACACTTACATTTGAACCTGACCCTTGAGTAAATGTGGCTGTTTGACCAGAGTTGTTTTTAACAAAGTACAAACGCTTTACGTCATTTGGGTCAATCGTAATCGTATTAGTCCCAGAAGGTGAACCACCTAGAACTAGAACGTGATACTGACCGTCCGCCGTAGAACCATCGTTTGTCGTTAGAGTGTGGGTTGTTCCAGAAAGAGTAATGTCTCCGACACCTACCGACAAACGGTCAATGATATCGAAGTTCGTGTTGGTTGACGTACCCCATGTGCCGGATTCGTCCCCCGTGGCGATCTTTTTTATCCCGCCGTTTGTTGTATAGGTAGCCATGTATCCTAACCTTTACGCTGCTATTTCAGTCCATGTTGTTCCAGGCGTTGGTTCCTCTTCAGTCCACGTATCTCCTCCAGAAGGAGATACAGGCGTCCAAGACGTTCCTGGGTCTGGAATAATGTTACCATAAACTAGCACAGAACCAACTGTTGCGCTAGCACTAACGCCTGTTACTTCTACAAGCGCATCTGCCTCGACAGAGACAGCACCTACAAAACCTGTCGCTAGGATGTCAATATTGTTCACAGGTACTCGCTGGAAGGTGCGTAACTCAACCGTTCCAACTGCACCTGAAGCGGCAAGTCCCGTTACATTGAGATTTGCATCGCCTATTACAGTCGGTTCAGTAACACCACCTGTGGCCTCAAGACCCGTTACATCGACATCTACACCTGTACCCGCGTTTATTGAAACGCTGCCAACACCACCTGTGGCTTCTAGTCCGGTTGTTGGCGCATACGCATTGATAACAATGCTGACATCACCAACTGCCATTGTTGCACTGACACCAGTGACATTGACAACTATTCCCGCGCCTTCGACAACTGTAACGCTACCGACAGCAGACTGTATCGCACCTAAGTCTGAGTCGATGCCGCCCCAAGACAGGTCACCCCAAGTTCCCTCGCCCCAACCGTTCACTGCGGCAAAAACCGGAACCTCTACCACCTGGTCTGTGACAAGTGTCACAGAACCAACGCCAGACACAGCCTCTAAACCAGAAGCTGGGATATTAGAGTTAACTTTTACCGTAACAGAGCCAAGTCCTGTTACCGAACCTAAACCCGTTACCGAGACAGAAACGTCTTCGCGAACAACAGCCGTTCCTACCTGTCCAGTAGCAACAGGCAAAGTGGATTTTATTCCGCCCCAAGCGTTTTCTCCAAAGGCTTCTTCACCCCAGCCTAGCTGTTCAACGCCCACGCGGACGGGGACTGCTTCATTCCAAGCACCCTCACCCCATGTTCCTCGACTCCAGCCTGTGATGTTCGCCATGGGGAAACCCCTTATGCGATACGGATAATCGCGTTAGACGAATCAGCCGTTGGGAATACGATTTGGAAGTCACCCGCTGTGGAAGACTTGTCAGAACCAAAATCCAGTACAACAACAGAATCTGTCGTACCTGTACCAGCACCTGTTGTGGTGTTGTAAATCAACGCTCCACGCGCAGTGATTGTAGCTGACGTAAACGTCAAGTCCGCAAAGTCCGTGAACGCTGTTGTACCAGAGGTTGTCGGTGTGACATTTGTTAACGTGCCACCACCCGCTGCATACGAACCAGAGTCACCTACTTCGTTTGTCGCTGTATAGTCAGTGGTAGACGCATCAAAAGAAGCATTGTTGTCATACAACGCTAGTTTGAACGTATCACCTGTTCCGTTTGTAAAGTTGTGACTTCCTGTCAGCAATTCCTGCTTGAAAGAAGTACACATGAAGTTGCCGCTGAAAGCCATGTTACAGTCTCCTTATGAGTTCAGCCAATTCGGGATGTCCCGCATCATTAAGTGCATTATACACAGTTGTGCGGTCGCTGCGAATAGCCTGTCGCATATAATATGCAACCAGCTTTTCGATGTGCTTTGAGAAAGCACGAGCTTGGTCCCGTATGCCAGGATGGGCACTATCGGAAACCGAAATTACTTTTTCCACGCATTGCTGCGCTAGTTCTTCAGGGGTAAAGCCACGGTTCTCTGTGGTGCGAACACCTACAACCGTTTCTTCTTTTGGCACACTGATGTCGATGTTAAACATTATTGTTTATTCCTTATTACCTTCCCTGTGCGATATTCATCCGTGGTCTCTTTTGCTTCGCCTAGCATCTTGACCCCCGTGACCGCTTCTTGAAAACGACTTGCATACATCCCCATTACGTCTTGTTCACCTTTCATGTAAATGTAGGCTTCGATCAACGAGCCATACAACATAGCCATCTCAGCGTTTTCACTTAGCCATGTTGTGCCACTGTCCGACCCTGCGGTCAGACTTGCGGGACGATAGAAGTAGTGAAGCTCTGCGGTATACGTTGTGTCCGGTGTTGGACCTAACAAGAAGTTGTCTACGTCAAACACACAGTAGTACTTAGGCGCACCTGTCGTAGTTGTGTCTGGTGTATATGTCTGCACGAAGCTCGGATCTTTAAACTCAATAAAGAAACGATCTCCATCCGCACCACGCAAGCTCAACGAGAACGGAGCCAAGTAGTCTGACGGAACCGCTAGGTATGGGTTTGATGCAGTCGTAGAGGCTGTTGCATTCTTGCGGAACAAACTAAGCTGTACGTTCTTTAAAATCCGCTCCTCGGCTTGGCGAATAAACAAAGGCAAATTTGTAACAAACGATGTTTCGTCGTTTTCTGTATAATCCTGAATAGCCTGTTTAAGCTGTGCGTATGTAAAACTCATGACGTACTCACCGTAACTGTTCCAACCTGGCCTACCCCGCGAGGGCTAGTCAAGTTTGGGTTTTCTACCAACGGAATCCCGACATACGCCTGAACCGTTTCTTTTGTGTCTGGACGCGGATTTCTCAACGCCTGGGGATCTGGATACGCCTTTGGCGGATACAACTGCGGATGTTTAGGATCATATTCGTCCGGTCCAACCTTGGCACCCGTCCACTCCACCTTCATCTCACGAAGACGGTAACGGCGACCTGACCGATCCGATATACCCCAAGCATTTTTTCCGCTAGCGTATGCCATTAAACCCTCAAGTAACTCAAGCTAGGCTGTAGCTTCAATGGTGTTCGACCTTCGTCTTCGTCCGCCGCACGTTGGAACTCTTCCTCGTATACAGACTTCAAAAGCTGCACCCGCTCTGGCGCACGTTTCATTGCCATGTAGTAAGCTAGCCCCGCCACCATACAAGGATAAAAACGAAAAGGCATGTCAGTAGTATTAACAAGAGTATCAGCGTCATCGATCCTACGAACATAATAATAGATCAACTGATCTGTAGAGTTTTCTGGAACTGACCACAGGTTAATTACCGGATCAATCTGACGGTCAAAGTAGAACTGGCTTGGTCGGCCCTGTGTGGTTTTGTTCGGCAGTGTAGCGTATTCGCCACGGCTAATCCGCTCGACTTCATAGTCCGTACCGCTCCGACGAAGCGTTACTTCCAAGATATCCACAACATCCGCTGTCAGTGTTTCCTGTGCTTGACCTGCCGTTAGGGTGATCGTCCCCTGCTTAACAGTCCAAAGGTTTAGGCCACGGTTTGCCCAGTCCGCGAACATCAGGTTCAATGACCGACGCGCTGTTCGAGCATCGTAGCCCGTGCGAACTTCGAGGCCACAGCGTTCATACGCTTCCTCGATGATCTCACCTACGTCTAAGTTAAAGTCTCTTGAACCTGAAACTGTCATTATGATTCGCCTTTAAACGATCCGCCGCGTCCTGCCATTACACATCCGCCAGCGTTGTACCCTT